GCGGCCGAGCATAAGTGCCCTACCTTCAAAGTAACATCCCGCATTTTAAATGCTGGGTGAGAAGAGAGTATACGCACAACCACGAAAAATATCATGGTGAATTTATTCATGCTATGGCTATTGCAGTTACTACTGTACCTGACAGATGTTTAAGTTTTCAAATGATATTTACCGGCTGTGAGTCTGATTTTGATGAAAGTCAAAACGTAAATGGCGGAGCTATGTGGGCTCGTATGCCAATCACAGCCTTAGTTGCAGATACTCCCTTGAATAAATGGCCAGAGCCTATGCCTGTTCATTTAGTTCAGCCTTGGGATTGTAGTTCTCACCATCACTCAATAATAAAAATGGATCGAGTAAGTTCAAGTCCGTGGAAATGTAAAATAGACGGTAAATTTTATACAGGAAGGTATTTATTCACTGTAGATTATACAGAGTCTGACATAGCAGATGATCCTGCACAACATAAACAAAGTCATGTGATAGAATTAACTGATGCTGGTAAATGGACTGGAAATATAGTAGCATTACCTAATAACAGGGTTCGTGCAACGAGTCCTGCGTTATGGGAAACCGGTGAAGGTGCTCCTGATTTTAAACCGAGCCAGTGGATTCATAATGCAGAATGTGATAATAGTTATATGGACCCAAGTGTTACGTTTGATAATTTGTATAAGGATTAAATATGGCAACTTCAAATTCAACAGACTTCGAGCTAGATGTAGCCGAATATATTGAAGAAGCTTTTGAGCGATGTGGCTTAGAAGTTAGAACAGGATATGATCTTAAAACAGCAAGACGCTCGATGAATTTGATGTTGGCAGAATGGGCTAATAGAGGTCTTAATCAATGGACTATTGAACAACGAACACAGACAGTTACTGCTGACGATACGGAATATTCTTTAGGAACAGATGTAATTGATATTTTATCAGCTAGTGTAAGAAGAAGTAGCGTGGACTATAGTTTAAGTAGAATAAGCAGAGATAGTTATCTTGCAATACCAAATAAATCAACTACCGGTAGGCCTACTCAATTCTTTTTAGATAGACAAATAACACCAAATTTAAAAATATGGCCTGCACCTGAAAATAGCACAGATGTTATTTACTACGACGCTTTAACACGGATACAAGACGCAGATGCTGCTGTTAATACTTTAGAGATACCTTTTAGATTTTATCCTTGTTTAACAGCTGGTTTAGCTTATTACATTTCTTTGAAAAAAAATCCAAACTTAACACAAATGTTGAAGGCTATTTACGAAGAAGAGTTTGAAAGAGCGATGGGTGAAGATAGAGACAGGTCAAGTTTTACAGTCACACCTGAGTATAGCTATCTAAGGAGTAATTGATGGGACGGTTTGCTACAGGCAAATACGCATACGGTATTTCAGACCGTTCAGGTATGAGATATAAACTTAGAGATATGAAGTTAGAGTGGAATGGATCTTTAGTAGGTCCAGATGAGTTTGAACCAAAGCACCCTCAATTAGGTCCTTTTCATGTACCCTCTGATGGTCAAGCTATAAAAAACGCACGGCCTGCAAGAACTGAAAACCCGATTGAACGATTACTAAACCCAGATTCATTTCTCTCAGGATCTTCAGGTTCAGCTGTTATAACTGTTACGGAGCCAAGTCACGGTAGAACAACAGGAGATACCGTTAGATTTAAAAAGGTGAATGGGTTTGATGGATTTACACCATCTGTTTTGACACAGGCTATTGGGTATAGTATAACTGTAGTAACAACAGACACTTACACTTTTAGTGCTAATGGTCAAACAGCAACAACTGGAGGCATAAAAGGTGGCGGTGTTAATGCAACAGCAGGACCAGTGAGTGTGACACCATGAGTTTTACATACGCACAATTAAAGACAGCAATACAAGATTACACAGATAATAGTGAAACTACTTTTGTCAATCATCTGGATGATTTTATACAAGCAGCAGAAGAAAAGATATTCAAGTCTGTTGATTTAGATTTTTTTAGAAAAAACGTAACAAGCTCGATGACTTCATCAGACCAGTACTTAACAATACCTTCAGACTATCTTGCTTCTTTTTCATTACAGATTACAACTTCTGGATCAGAAAGTTTTCTTTTGCAAAAAGATGTGAATTACATAAGAGAGTATACTCCAGCTTCATCAACAACTGGATTACCAAAATATTATGCAAGATTTGATATAAACAATTTTATTGTAGCACCAACACCAGACAGTAATTATGCAATAGAGCTTCACTATTATTATAGACCTACAAGTTTGACCGCAGGTGCAGATAGTGGTACAACTTGGATAAGTACAAACGCTCCTTTTGCGTTACTTTACGGATCGTTAATAGAAGCGTATACTTTTATGAAAGGTGAACCAGATGTTATTCAAAATTACAATGGTTTATATATGCAATATTTAGAGCGTTTAAAAGATCTAGGAGAAGCCAGAGAGAATACAGACGCTTTTAAAACGGGTCTTCCGTCAAGACCGAGAACTTAAAGAAGGAGTAAAAAAATGGCGACAGCAAATGCAGCAACCAATTATCTTGAGAGAAGGTTATTACATTATATATTTAAAAATGATTCTCTCAGTTTTTCTAGTCCAGGAGACAGTATATATGTAGGATTGGCAACAGCCGTATCCGCAGCAGAAACTGGATCTTTGACAGAAGCAACATTCACAAACTATGCTAGACAGCAAGTAGCGGCATCAGGATGGACAACAGTTGGAGCAGATTCAACTGACACACAAACTGCAACAAATGCCTCTGCTATAGATTTTCCAGCATCAGGTGGAACAAATAACACAATAACTCATGTGTTTATTGCAGATGCTTTGACTTCTGGTAACATACTGTTTGTAGGTGCATTAGATGCAAGCAAAACAATTGAAGATGGTGACATATTCAGAATTAATGCGAGCAACTTAACTATAGAGCTTAAGTAATGGCTTTAGTTGTATCTGATAGAATAAAGGAAACAACCACTACAACTGGAACTGGTACATATACACTTGCTGGTGCAGTAACTGGTTTTGAAACCTTTACGGCTAATTTAAGCAATGGAGATACAACTTACTATGCTTGTAGTGACGGAACTGACTTTGAGGTAGGATTAGGTACTTTTACTTCTTCTGGTACCACCCTAGCTCGTACAACGATATTAGCAAGTTCAAACTCTAACAATGCTGTAAGTTGGAGTTCTGGAACAAGAACTATATTTTGTACACTTCCTGCTGCAAAAGCCGTGTTTCTTGATGGTAGTGACGACCTTACATTAGTTGGTGCTAGTGGAAACATAGTCTTTGATAAATCAGATGATGCACTTGAGTTTGCAGATAATGTAAAGGCAGTGTTTGGAACTGGTAGTGATTTAGAAATATATCACAATGGTACTCATAGCATCATTAGAGATGGTGGCACAGGGGATTTAGAACTAGATGGAAGCACTGTAAGAATTAAGAATGCAGGCAGAAGTAAAGATATGCTTGTTGCTAATCAAGGGGGTTCAGTAGAACTTTATCACGACAATAGTAAAAAATTAGAAACCACTGCAACTGGTGCAACAGTTACTGGTACTCTTGTATCTGATGTAGTAAGTATTGCTGATGGTTCTTCAACTGGAGATAGATTGACTATTGGAACTAGTGATGACTTTTTTATTTATCACGCCAATCAAACTATTATTGCAAATACTAATGGTTCAGGTCCTATAAAAATACAAGCTAAGTTTGGTGAACAAAGTATTGTAGCTAATCAAGATGCAGGAGTTGAATTATATTATAATAATAGTAAAGTTTTTGAAACTGCATCTACTGGAGTTACAATAGAAGACCCTAGTAGTTCATCAGCATCTAAATCATTAAGAATAATTGGTAAACGTGATGATGCTAATGACAGTTTTGCTTTTTCTGGCAAATTAATGTTAGCAGTTAACAGAACTCAGCAACTTGTAGACACTAATAAAACTCTTGGAATTATAGGCTTTGGTGGTAACCATACAAATGGAACAGTTGGCAATATTTTATATAGTTCTGCTATTACTGGTGTCTCAGAGGGTGATTTTAATTCTGCAACAGATATGCCATCAGGCTTAGCTTTTTTCACTGGTTCAACTGGAAGAGACCCTGATACTCCAAATGTACACGTAGGTACTGAACGTATGCGTATTAATAAAGATGGCAACGTAGGTATTGGCACTACTAGTCCAGCAGTTCCACTTGATGTAGTAGGTCAGGTACGAACTACTTCTGGCTCTGTAGATTTACGCTTATTACCTATTGATGCGTCTAACGCAGGTATTATTGGAACTTATTCTAATGATGCTTTGGTAATAAATACCAATAGTGCAGAACGTATTCGTATTGATACTAGTGGCAACGTAGGTATTGGCACTACTACTCCATCAACAAAATTAGAAGTAGCAGGTAATACAAC